ATTCAGGCTGACGTTCGTGCGCCACTAGCGACCGCTCTCGCTGGCGTAACGGCTTCGGTCTATGAATCAGTACCCGAGGCGGTTATTCCGCCCGCTGCGATCATCGTGCCGGGTACTCCGTATTTGGAGACGACGCTAATTAGCAGTTCGATCCAATTAAAAGTTAATTTTACAATTTCAGCCGCCGTCGCGTACAACAATAACGCGGGCGCTCTCGATAATCTCGAGAAGTTAGTCATACAGATTCTCGCGGCTATTCCGTCGGGATATATCGTCGGCGACGTATCGCGTCCGTCGATTATTGCGTTAGGTTCGAGTAATTTACTTATTTCGGATATTGACGTGTCCACTTACTACAAGCAAGAAAACTAGGAGAACAAAATGCCAACTACAATCGTTACCGGGCGCGATATAACTTTCACTATTGACGGTGATACTTATGACGCTCAAGCAACAGCTGCAACACTTACAATCGAAAGCACAATCAACACTTACCAAACGCTAGACGGTAAGGCTTATTACACAACCGATTCGCAAGGTACTTTTGACGTGGAAATGCTCGCCGACTGGACAGCTGGCGGATCACTAGCTGCTTCATTATGGAACGCGGCTGACAGCGCACCAAATACTCCACTTGCAGTCGTATTTACAGCTGCGAGCGGTTCAGTATTTAACTTCGACGTACAGCCTATATTCCCAAGCGCCGGCGGTACAGCTCCAGACGCTCAGACTATTTCGCTCAGCTTTACTTGCGTAACCACACCAACACTATAGAAAAGAAATCGGGAGCATGAAACTACAAATCCAGATCGAAACGACGGACGGTCATACAGTAACTACGACAGCGCAACCGCCAGAGTTCGCAAAGTGGGAACAAAAGACCGGATATACAATTCAACAAGCTCAGGAAAAGATCGGAATTTCCGACTTAATGTTTCTAGCGTGGAACGCTTTAAGACGTGAGGCAGCTGGTAAGCCAGTAAAGCCTTATGAAATATGGTGCGAAATGGTGGTCGATATTACGGTCGGAGATACCGAAGCCCCAAAAGTTACAGCCGAGGAAGCCTAAGCTACTTACTAATTGAACTGTCGATCGCGACAGGAATACCGATGAGTGAGTGGGTGGACGCGGCGGACATATTGACAGCGCTCGAGATATTGGAGAAGCGAAATGGCGGAAAGTAAGGAAGTCGTCCAGTACGACAAAGCCGAACTTCGCGCTATTACTGGCGCGTTCAAAGCCATGGACGACGAAGCAATCGGACAAGCTAAAGAGCAATCGAGTGCGTTAGCCACTTATTTACAGGGCAAGATTACGTCGGCAGCTGGGCAATTAAATTCGTCTAAGTTAGCTAGTCGAATTGCTGAGGGTTCTAAGGTAAGTAAGTCGTCTAAGATCGGTGAGATTTCTTTCGGATTTGCTGGTCAGAAATTTAGCGGCGGCGCAACTACTCGCGATCTATGGGGCGGCTCGGAATTCGGTTCAAATAAATTTAAGCAATTCCCAATCTGGTCAGGATCAACCGGGCGCGGATCGACTGGATATTTTATTTATCCAACGCTACGCACCGAGCAATCGTATTTAATTGCTGAGTGGGAAAAGGCGTTTACTAGCATAGTTAAGAGGTTCGACTAATGGCTGAGGGATCAAGAACGCTCAAGCTCTCCATACTTGCCGACGTCGATAATCTTAAAAAAGGATTAAACCAAGCTACGACTGAGACCGATTCTTTCGGCGACAAATTAGGCGGATTTGGTAAGAAAGCCGGACTAGCGTTCGCGGCAGCTGGCGCGGCTGCGCTTGCTTATGCTGGCGTGTTGCTAGTGGACGGCGTTAAGTCAGCGATCGAGGACGAAGCAGCTCAGGCAAAATTAGCGCTTACATTAAAAAACGTTACTGGCGCAACCGATGAAGTTATAGCAAGTACGGAAGTTTGGATCTCAAATATGGGTCGCGCGTTTGGAGTAACCGACGACGAATTGCGACCAGCTTATGAAAGATTAGCCCGCGCTACCGGTGACGTCGCTACAACTCAAAATTTAGCAACCTTAGCTATAGATATAGCAGCTGGTTCAGGTAAGTCACTCGAAGCAGTATCTAATGCGTTAGGTAAAGCTTACGAGGGCAATACCGCGTCACTTGGAAAACTAGGAATCGGATTAGACAAGACTCAGCTCAGTTCCATGTCATTAGACGAAATTACTGCCAAATTAGCCGAGACTTTTGGCGGTCAGGCTTCGGCTCAAGCTGATACGTTTGAAGGCAAAATGGCACGTCTAAAACTTACTTTCGACGAAGCTAAAGAAACAGCGGGATCGTTTATTCTTAACGCACTTACGCCGCTTGTTGATTTCGTAGTCTCCAAAGTAATACCAGCGTTATCAAGTTTGGGCTCAGAAATCGGAGCAAAGTTAGCGCCTATATTCGCGACAATTGGCGGATTTATTATGGCGACTTTAATTCCAAACATGAAAGCGCTATTTGATTATCTAAGTAAATACATAATCCCAATTTTTAAGGTTTCGCTTACTCCAGTATTACAAGGCGTTAAATCCGTATTCGGTGCGGTAGGCGATCTAGTAGCTGATAATGCTGGATTCTTTAAGCTGCTTGGCGTTGGATTAACCGCGTTTCTAGTTATTGCTAAACCTATTGCAGCCTTTATCGGTACAACATTTAAGGCTGCGTTTAATGGTATTTCACTAATAATCGACGGCATTTCTGCGTCTATTAGAGCTCTAGTCGGTGCGATTAACGTAATTATCTCAGGAATCAACGCACTCATAGGCGCTTATAACGTGGTTAATAATATCGTGGGCGGAAAGGACTTACCTAAGATTCCTAAACTAGCCAAGGGCGGAACAGTCCAGGCTAATAATCCTTACATCGTAGGAGAAGTAGGGCCAGAATTATTCGTTCCTTCATCGGGCGGTCGTATTGTGCCTAATAACAAATTAGGCGGCAGCGGCGGAAATATCTATATCAACGTATCGGGCGCAATCGATCAAGAGGGTACAGCTCGACAGATCGTGGACGTGCTAAATAACAGCTTCTATCGCGGCACTAATGGCGCTAATGCGCTGGCGTTCTAATGACAGTATTTAACCCAGTCTGGCGCGTAAAGATTCAGGGCGTCGAATACACCACTTACACGCTATCAAATCTAACAATTACTAGCGGTCGAAATAACATCTACCAGCAAGCTCAGGCTGGCTATTGCAATTTAGAACTACTAAACCTAACTCAGGCGATCGTCAATATAAATATAAATGACTCCGTAACGATCGAGCTGCAAGATTCGACAAATACTTACGTGCCTATATTCGGCGGTACAGTTGTCGATTTCGGCGTTGAGATCATTACAGCTGGAAGCGTTGGGATTAACCAAGTATTAAAGATAACCGCGCTGGGAACGTTAAGCCGCTTACCTAAAGCGCTTTCCGACGGAGTTCTAACTCAGGATTTCGACGGCGAACAAATCTGGGTTATTTTGCAGGACTTACTTCTAAATAACTGGGGCGAAGTTCCCGCCGCTTTACAATGGCAAAACTACGATCCGACGGAAACTTGGGCTAATGGTCAAAACGTCGGATTAGGCGAGATCGATCGTCCGGGCAATTATGAGTTAGCCCAGAGATCAGCGGATCGAACCGACGTTTATTCGCTCGTATCGGCGCTCGCTACGAGCGGATTAGGTTATATCTATGAGGACGCCAGCGGACGTATCAGCTATGCGGATTCAAATCATAGAGGATTTTATTTAGCCAATAATGGCTACACCGATTTAACGGCTAATCATGCGTTATTTAACGGTCTTAAAATTGAGACTCGAGCTGGCGACGTACGTAATGACGTGACTCTTAAATACGGCACTAATTCGACTAACGAAGTCAGCGCCGAGGATATTGGCTCGATCGACGTTTATGGGCGTTTAGCTCAGGTTATTACTACGACAGTCAAACACGCTATCGACGCTCAGGATCAAGCCGATTTCTACCTAACGCTTCGAGCTACGCCGCAAGCCAACTTTACGTCAATCACTTATCAGCTAACAAATCCCGAGCTAGACGATCTCGATCGCGATTCGCTAATTAACATATTTATGGGCTTACCGCTACGAATTAGCGATTTACCGCCAAATATGGCGTCGGGAACGTTCCTAGGATTCGTCGAGGGCTGGACGTTTAAGGCTGCCTATAATGAAATTGCTATCTCGCTCAATCTTTCGCCGCTAAGTTATTCGCTCAAAGCTATGAAGTGGGAGCAAGTACCTATTGCGGAATCGTGGAATACTATAACCGGGGCATTGACGTGGGAAACCGCGTTAGTCGTAGCATAAGGAGAAAACATGACAAACCCAACGAGTAATTTCGGCTGGCAAATGCCAACGCCGACGGACTTAGTTACAGACTTACCAGCTGATTTCGAGGTATTCGGTCAAGCGGTCGATACCGACTTCGCCGATTTACTAGGCGGAACTACTGGTCAAATCTTATCTAAAGCTTCGGCAACCGATCTCGACTTTACGTGGATTACTAATGACGTCGGAGACATTACAGCCGTTACAGTAACCGCACCTATTACAGGTGGCGGAACTTCGGGCAGCGTTGGAATTGCAATTAGTGCAGCTACGACAAGCGCTTCTGGTGCGGTGCAACTTAGCGACTCAACTTCGACAACTTCGAGCGTTCTCGCTTCGACACCCACAGCTACAAAATCGGCTTACGATTTAGCGGCTTCGGCTTATGCTCCAGCGTTTACAAATAACTTTTACGCTGGCAAGAACAAAATAATTAACGGCAATTTTAATATAAATCAAAGAGCTTTTACAAGCGTCACAACAAATGCGACTTATACGTATGATCGTTGGAGATTACAACAGGGTGGTTCTGACGGCACTACTACCATTACTCCTCAAACTTTTACGCCCGGGGCTGCGCCTGTTTCAGGATATGAAAGCGTCAATTTTTTACGAATAGCAACAACAGGACAAACGGACGTCAATACACTTTCAATCGTCAATCAGCCTATCGAGGACGTTCGCATTTTCGCTGGTCAAACAGTATCAGTCTCATTTTACGCAAAAGCAGCAAGTGGCACCCCTAAAGTAGCAATAAATGTTGAACAAAACTTTGGTACTGGTGGTTCTGCTTCTGTCTCAAATTATGCTGGACAAGTTACTTTAACAACTTCGTGGGCAAGATATTCAGTAAGTATTGCCATGCCGTCAATAAGCGGCAAAACAATTGGCGCAAATTCAAGATTAAATTTACAATTATGGACTTCGGCTGGCTCTACATATAACTCATTAACAGGATCTTTAGGAATTCAAACAGCAACAATCGATTTCTGGGGAGTTCAACTCGAAGCTGGATCAGTAGCAACACCTTTTCAGACCGCAAGCGGTTCAGTTCAAGGAGAACTGGCGTTATGTCAGCGTTATTATTACGACCCACTAGCAAACAATGCGACAGCTAATTTATCCGTAGTAACCGCTTATTCCGCAAACTCAACGACTCTTGCTTATGGTAATTTACCTTTGCCAGTCACAATGCGAACAGCCCCAACTCTTACAGTAACCGCTGCGAGCTTTGCTTTAGGTTATCCGGGTAGTTTGGCATTAACAGCCTTAACTGCTTTAGCAACAAATAACAATATCTTATTTACTTTTACTACGTCGTCAATGACAGTTAATCAGTCTTACAGCCTATATCGCCCCGGCACGACAGCCTCTATCGCACTATCAGCGGAGTTATAAAATGAAATATACAGAAATCCAAAACGAGTATGAACAAAAAACAATTATTCGTGATAACAACGACGGCTCAGTATCGTCAATTCCAATCGATCCCAATAATGCCGATTACCAAGAATACTTAGCGGCTAATGAACCTAAAGAGCTATAACGGCTGGACGGCTTCTAAAGATCAAGCCGAAATTAAAATTAAGTCGTACGCGATACCGGGTACAGATTTAAAAATACGGTGCGCCGAAGCTGTTGCACCTTTAATCGTGGGATTCTGTAAAGAGTTTAACGAGCTGATCGAGCCGCTAGACGGCGGACAGCTCGATGACTGGGGTTATGCGTTTCGTATGGTTCGAGGTACGACGGAC